GTTATCTCTGGGGTAGGTAACTACATAAAATCTGAGGCACTTTATAGAGCTGGCATTTCACCACACTTAAAGATCTCAGATATCCCTCAGGATAGAATGGAGAAGCTATGTGAATGGATAAAGACCATAATTAAAACCTCTTATGAACAAGGGGGAGCAACTCTAGCCACATACACCGATATGGATAACAATCACGGAGACTTTGTTTTCTCGTTCCATGTATACCGTAAAGAATCAGATCCCCTAGGAAATAGTGTTATCCACGAGATCACACCCGACGGTAGAATGACTCACTGGGTTCCTGAAATTCAAAAGTAATGGAGGGAAGAGAGATTTTAATACAGGAGGATTACTTAGACAATCCGTGGAAAATGATGGTTTGCTGTATCCTACTAAACCAAACAAACAACAAGCAAGTAAGACCGATTTTAAGCTCCGTATTTGAGTTTATCCCAACACCCATATCTACTATTGGGTGTGATCCAGAAAGATTAGCAGCGGTCATAAAAACCACCGGATTTCAGAATGTAAAAGCATCCCGAATAATAAAGTTAAGTAAGAAATGGGTTGATGGATTTATCGATGCTATAGAGCTGCCTGGTATAGGTAAATACGGAAGGGATTCCTGGGAAATCTTTGTTAAAAAAAATCTGTCGGTTGAACCGACAGATAAGAAATTAATAATTTATTTAGATTCTATAAAAATAAGATAAGAAGAAATTTTATACAGAATTTACCTTTAAGTTTCAAAGTGAAACTAAATACTACAAAATCAATAAGATAAGTAAAATAGTATCAAATGGAAATTGAAAAAAGAAAATTAATAGCCGCAATTTTACAAGCAAGTCTTAAAGTAGCTATGTATGAACGAAGAGGACCTGCAAACTATGTTAAGCTTTCACCATTAATAAATATAGGTGAAGAATTGGAACTAGCTGGAATGAGAATAGAAAGGGATAATAATTTAGTTGGAAAATTCATAGTCGGTAGAGATGTGGATAAGTTTGAAATTGAACAAGAGTTTTAAATTATGTCCAGATCTTTTATTATTTAATTCTGATAAATTCTATAGGAAAGATGTTAATATTATCCCATACAGATTTAGCCATATAAGCAATCTCTTTAGGGAATCCACTGAACTCTTTTATCCACCATTCTATTGGTTTTTCGTTTAGATCCTCAAAATCTGTATCCGGTACCTCCCCGCTTATCCCAATTAAGAATGAATCTAAAATATTCTGTCCTGGATTTGAGTTCTTAATTCTTTTATATTGTTTTAGAAATCTATTATACTCCTGTTTAGTAATAGTCATTTCTTCTGAATCTAACCATTTAGATGGGGCTTCCTCTATAAGTGCCATCCATGTTTCAAAATCGTCCTGATATAAATCAGGAAAGCTTACCAGATCCTCCAATTTCTTAATATATTCTTCTCTGATCTTCGGATCTAGATCTAATTCAGTAGATGTGTAATTTTCAAATAGTATTAAATGCTTCATTTATTATACTTATTTTTAATAGACCTTCCAATTAGGGATAATTACTATGGATTTCATGTTACGCTTTTTTACCGGCATAACATACTCAATAAATTCTTCAAATAGTTTTACGTGTCTCAAGCTTCGTCTATTATTTTTAAGCAAACCTCATTGACAAATTCTTCCATGTCTTTTGGGTCAATGCTGTCTACGGAGTCGGTCATTTTGTGACAATTGAATAGCATTTTAAAGTCTAGGTATTCCCCATACTTATTTATAACTGGACTTTTTTCCTCTGTTACTGGTAGAGGATTAATTACTGTACTATTTATCCCATATTTCTTGAAGATTACTGAGTCGTTGAATGGCACGTTTACGATTGGACATTCGAATCTATTTGCGATCCAATCTGTTAGTGGAGTTCCCATTGCTCCTACAAAGAAGCTTTTTCCTCCTTTACCGGTTAGCTCTAAGTTAAGCACCCATTTACATTTGAAATCACCTGCTTTAATTCTTTCTGCTAATTGATTAGATCCTATACCTCCGAATTCCTCTCCGTCTAATATAACCACGTTTACCTCAGGTCTTAGCTTCTTGATCATTAAAGCGTTTATAACTGAGCAAGAATTGTCATTGGCATTATCAGAATCTTTATTTACTATATCGTGATGTGCTACAACAAATTTATCTGATGATCCAGGAAGAACGATATTGAAGTAGTTGTTAACCCCTCTTTTTATTTCTCCTGCAATTGCTTTTAATTTTTCAGAATATTCATCTTCCAGCTGGTAGTATTGTTCCTCGTGAAAATCGATAGCCTCATCATCATTCTCTAGACCCGAATTTTCAAAGTCGGTGTCAAGATCTTTTACTTTTTGGTTGAATTCTTTATATAGACCTAAAGCATCTTTTCTTTTATCAGGTGACAGGGTATCCAGTATATAGCGGAAATCCCTCATTGTCATCTCTTCACCAGCATTAGATTTGTTGTCGGCAAAAGTATCCAGCTCGTATTTAAGTCCCATTTGATCGCAAAGATCTAATATGAAGTTTACCCTTGGCGTTGGGGTTTCACCGTTTCTGTAGCAATTTCCTAAATTTTTGACCTTACAAAAGTCGTATATTTTTGAGTACATATTGTTTTTTCTTACAAACTTAATGCTTTAATGCGGATATAAAAAATTAATCCCTCTTTTTAGATGCCTTGTCTTTAAAAGAGTCTTTTATATAGCTTGTTACCTGAGCACCCGATTTTTTACCCTCGCCTAAAAATTTATTGAATTTTTCCGATTTACCCTCTTCATCTAGAAAATCGTGAAAATATGCTGCCTCGAACATAGCATCAATAACTTCAGGAAGCTGCTGATTCTGTGTTTTGTAATTTCTTGAATTGACTCTAATTTCTGAATTTTGTCCAGGAACGTCTATACTGCCAGGTGAATCGAGCCACTCATTGATAAACTGGGAAATATTTTTTAAATTTTTCATCTTTTTATATATCTTACTGAAACTTAAGTAAAGGTCGAAATAAAAAGATGATATTGGAATAAAACATACGTAAATATAAAAAAATGATCGTAGACATTGAGAACAGAGGGGAATATCTTAAAGTATCACATTTCACAGAAGAAGGCGACCTAGCTTTCCTAGATGTACCCATTCCGGAATCAGAAAGATTCGTTTGGGAAAAGTGCAGCCCCATTAATTCTTCTAAGGATAAAGAATGGAAAACCTGGACAGGTGATTCGGTAAAGAAACTAAAAACTCAAAAATACGACAAATATAGGATGGCTCAGATTCTAATCGAAGCAGATCCTGAATTAACAGCCCCGCTTTGGGTATATCAAAACCCTAAGAAATACTTTGTCGATATTGAGGTTGAGATAACTGAAGATATGGGAGCAGCACTAGACACAGAGAATGCTAAAAATCGTGTCATATCAATAGGTATTGCAACAGACAAATGTAAATTGATAGTTTTAGGACTAGATCCATTGACACCAGAGCAACAAGCTAATATCTATAAGAAGACCAACGAATATTTCAAGAAGTTTGGTGATGAGTGGTCCTTTAAATATAAACAATTCGAGACCGAATACGATATGATGTATACATTCTTTAAAGAACTTGGCCCTAAAATGCCAGTTATGACAGGATGGAACTGGCTAGGATATGACTGGCCTTATCTTATTAACAGAGCGAAGAAACTTGGGATTGATCCAAAAATTATTTCACCTGGGGGATACCTTATAGGGAAGCAACAGCTTCCTGTTCATCTATTAATGTTTGACTACTTGGAAATCTACAAGAAGTGGGACCGAGTTATCAAGATTAAAGAAAGCAATAGATTGGACTACGTAGCAGACAAAGCAATAGGACTTAAAAAGATCGAATATAACGGAACCCTCCGAGACCTTTACCAGTCAAACTTCGAGGACTTTATTTACTATAACGTAGTTGACTGTGCTTTAGTACATTATATTGATCAGAAGTTAAAGACCATGCAGACTTTCTTTAAAATCGCTATGATTAGCGGAGTGGAGATAAATCGATGTCTTTCCCCTGTTTGGTCGACTGAAGTATTAATGCTTAGAAAGTTTTTAGATCGTAAGCAGCTATTCGTCATGGAAAAAAGAGAGGAGGTACACGTTAAGTTTGCGGGGGGATATGTTAAAGAACCTATAAAAGGATTACATGAATGGGTAGCCTGTTATGACTTTGCATCGCTATACCCAAATACAATGGTTCAGTGGAACATCTCACCTGAAGCATATAGAGGTAAAAATCCAGTAAATCCCAAAGACGATTGGATTAGAACTGCCTCCGGGGCATGCTTTGCTTCCGACGAAGAAGATCCTATACTTAAAATAATTATTAAGGATTTGTACGGTAAACGTCGTAAAACTAAGGACCGGATGTTAGAGTTAGAATATGAAATCGATCAGCTGAAAAAAAAGATAGGCAAAATATAAAAATAAATCATGTCAAGCCCCTGTCCCCGGAAACAGATCGATATATAAAAAACCCGGTGGTGGAGGCATAGACAAAAAAACCTAGTCAAAAATCACAAATATGGCAAATACAGACAATCAATGCAAAGATCTTCCCGTTGAGGACGACTACGTAAAGTCCACGCATCACTTGGGCACATTAATGACACTCCAAAAGAACACACAGGAGAAAGTCTATGGTTATGATTTCGCAAATCTTTCTTTAGGAGAGATTAAAGACTTCTGGCTCTGGAACACCAGAGCAATAGATGATGAAATATCGGAAGCATATGACGCTCTAGGTGGTGTTTCTAATAATGGAGAGACATCAATTGGTAACGCAGTTTGGAAGCCATGGAAAAGTAATCACAAAAAAGCTTATTCCATGAAGGTATCTGACCTGTCTCCAGAAGATGTTAAAGAACTTAAAATGGAGCTGGTTGATATTCAGCATTTCTTATTTAATATGATGGTCTCTGTTGGTATGACCGCAGATGAGCTTTATAATTATTATTTAAGCAAGAATAAAGAAAATATCAGAAGACAAGAAAACAATTATTAAAAAACTAATTAAAAACATGAAAGATTTTTATTCTATACCTGAGCCTATTCTGCAAGAAAACCCAGATAGGTTTGTTTTATTTCCAATAGAGCACCACGATATCTGGCAGATGTATAAACAACAACAAGCTTGCATATGGACAGCGGAGGAAATTGACCTAGCTCAGGATTTAAACGATTGGAGAAACAGATTAAGCGACGACGAGAGATATTTCATCAAGAACGTTTTAGCTTTCTTTGCAGCTTCCGATGGTATAGTAAATGAAAATCTGGCTGAGAATTTTTTGTCTGAAGTTCAATACACTGAGGCAAAATTCTTTTATAGTTTCCAAATAATGATGGAGAATATACACTCAGAGACTTATTCTCTTTTAATTGACACATATATTCAAGATCCGGAAGAAAAAAGCACTCTTCTCCATGCAATCGATACTATTCCTGCTGTTAAGAAAAAAGCTGAGTGGGCACTTAAATGGATAGACTCCCCGCACTTTCAAGAAAGAGTCGTGGCGTTTGCCGCAGTGGAAGGTATTTTCTTTAGTGGATCTTTCTGTTCTATTTTCTGGTTAAAGAAAAGAGGGCTTATGCCAGGTCTATCTTTCTCTAATGAGCTAATCTCGAGAGACGAAGGAATGCACACGGATTTTGCTGTTATGCTGCATAACAATCATTTATCAAATAAGGTTTCGGAGGAAAGAATCAAAGAAATTATTATGAGCGCTCTAGAGATTGAAAAAGAGTTCATTACCGAGTCACTTCCAGTTAGACTAATAGGAATGAATTCGGATTTGATGAAACAATATCTTGAGTTTGTAGCTGATAGATTGCTTATGGATTTAGGATGTTCTAGAGTATACAATGTAGAAAATCCTTTTGATTTCATGGCAAACATTTCACTGCAGGGAAAAACTAACTTCTTTGAAAAAAGAGTTGGCGAGTATCAAAAATCAGGAGTGATGAACAAATCTGAGGATTCGTTCGACTTCGACACAGAATTCTAAATAAAAATAATTAAACTAAAAAATGCAGGTAATAAAAAGAGATGGTTCGAAAGAGCCCGTGAGATTCGAGAAGATATCAAACAGAGTAAGAAAAATGACTTATGGTCTAAATGGGGATTATATTGATCCGATTGAAATCGCACAAAAAGTAATTGCAGGAATTTATGACGGTATTACAACAGATGAACTAGATAATCTTGCAGCAGAAACAGCAGCTTCTTTAATACCAAAACATCCTGACTATTCGGTATTGGCATCTAGAATTGCGGTATCTAAATTACACAAATCAACTAAGAAAAAATTCTCGGAAACAATTCAAGATCTATATTCTTACATAGATCCAGAAACTAATCAACCTGCAGGTTTAATTAACGAAGAAACCTATAGTTCTGTTATGAAAAACAAACAGAAGTTTGATGGTGGTATTATACACGAAAGGGATTTTAATTTTGAATATTTTGGATTTAAAACATTAGAGAAAAGTTATCTTCTAAAGATGAAAGGGCAGCCAGCTGAAAGTCCTCAACACATGTATATGAGAGTTGCTGCTGGAATTTGGGGAGAAGACACAAAGAACGTTCTTAAAACATACGAACTTTTATCTACCCATATGATGACACACGCTACACCTACATTATTTAATGCAGGTACTAGAAAACCCCAATTATCTTCTTGTTTTCTTCTAACAATGTCTGATGATTCTATACAAGGTATTTATAAAACATTAACCGATGTAGCCACCATATCACAGAATGCTGGGGGTATAGGTTTGGCCATACATAATATTAGAAGTACTGGTTCTTATATCAAAGGAACAAATGGTACATCAAATGGTATCGTTCCGATGCTAAAAGTATTCAATGAAACTGCAAGATACGTAGATCAGGGTGGGGGAAAAAGAAAAGGATCCTTTGCTATTTATATCGAGCCTTGGCATGCAGACATTGAAGATTTTTTAGATTTAAGAAAGAATACAGGTAAAGAAGAACTAAGAGCGAGAGATCTTTTTCTAGCACTTTGGATCTCTGATCTATTCATGAAGAGAGTTAAGAGCAATGAGGAATGGTCATTGTTCTCTCCTTCCGACGTTCCCGGACTCTGGGAACTTTACGGTGACGAATTTGAAAAAGCTTATATTGAAGCTGAAGCTGCAGGTAAAGCAAGAAAGGTTATTAAAGCTAGGGAACTTTGGACCAAAGTGATTGATTCCCAGATTGAAACAGGAACACCTTATATGCTCTATAAAGATGCTGCTAATAGAAAATCAAATCAACAAAACCTTGGAACTATTAAAAGTTCAAATCTCTGTACAGAGATATTAGAATACACGGATAAAGATGAGCAAGCAGTTTGTAACTTAGCTTCTATACCTGTTAATAAGTTCTTAAAATCAACAGACGCAAGAACTGCTAAGATTAACAGAGGTAAATGTGAGGTTGATCATAAAGCATTATATGATGTTGCCTATCAAACAACGGTCAACTTAAATAGGGTTATTGATATTAATTACTATCCAACACCAGAGACGAAAAAATCTAACTTTAGACATAGACCAATTGGTATCGGTATTCAAGGATTAGCAGATCTTTTTGCTAATATGAGAATAGCATTTACTTCTGAGGAAGCTATGAAAACTAACGAGGAAGTTTTCGAAACTATATACTTTGCAGCTATGACAGCTTCAATGGAGTTAGCTAAAAAAGACGGTAAATATGAAACCTTTGATGGATCACCTTTAAGTAAAGGTGATTTCCAATTTAATCTTTGGGGATTTAAAGACGAGCAACTTTCGGGTAGATGGGATTGGGCTAAATTAAGAAAGGATGTTATGAAGAATGGAGCTAGAAATTCTTTATTGTTAGCCCCTATGCCAACTGCTTCAACAGCTCAGATCATGGGTAATAACGAAGCTTTCGAACCTTTCACATCTAATATCTATACAAGAAGAACATTAAGCGGAGAATTTGTTTTGGTTAATAAGCACCTTGTTAAGGATTTAATCTCATTAGATCTTTGGAGCGAGGATATGAAAAATCTTATTATCTTACACAAAGGATCTGTTCAGAATATCCCACAAATACCTCAGGAGATCAGAGAAGTTTATAAGACAGTATGGGAGATCAAACAAAAGGATCTAATCCAAATGTCAGCTGATAGAGGTAAATTTATCTGTCAGTCACAGTCTCTAAATCTATTCATCGAGGGAGTTAATTCTGCTAAATTAACAGCAGCACATTTTCACTCTTGGGAGCTAGGTCTTAAAACTGGTATGTACTACCTAAGAACTAAATCTGCTGTTGATGCAATTGCAGGATTAGGGATAGATATGACCAAAGCTAAAGAATCTCTTAAAAGAATGGAGGACGTCGAAACAGAATCCAAGAAAATAGTCTTAGGAAATATGACTAGCGGGGAATTAAGCAAAGCAGCAGAGGAAGAGCTTACATCAGGAATAGTTTGTAGCTTGGACAATCCAGACGATTGTATCGCCTGTGGATCATAAAAAATATTAAAAAGATGGAAAGAATAAAAACTTTTGAAGATTTTGCACTGAACGAAAGACAACTTCCTGATAACCAGGGTAAAATCCTTGTTATCTTAGGAGCACCCGGATCAGGTAAGGGAACATTATCTAAGGAATTAAAAAAAGACTATAACTTTATCCACTTGTCAACTGGGGATCTTATAAGAAATTCCAAAGACGAAGACATAAAAAAAATCATAGACGCTGGAAATCTGCTTCCTGATAATATGATGATAAAAATGCTCAGAACGGAACTTAAAAAAATTGATCCCAGTTCTAATGTTATACTTGATGGATTTCCCAGAACGATAAAGCAAGCAAAAAGACTAGATTCTCTTTTAGGTAGAATGGGCTTAGGTTTAAATCATGCCATTTACTTAGATCTTCCTGATAAAGTAGCTAAGGAAAGAATAAAAAGCAGAGCTAAGGAAGAGAATAGAAAAGATGATGCTAGCGAAGAAATAGTTGAGAAAAGATTCAAAGAATATCACGAGAAGACTTTTCCGTTATTAGACTTTTATCAAAAAAGTCGTAAGCTTATAAAGATAGAAGCTAACGAAGGAAAGGATAAAGTACTAAAACAAGTCAGAGAAAGACTTGGTTTGAAATCAAAAAAATAAATCTAAGACCATGACAGAAAGTATATCTGGGAATTTTGTGAGGTCTCTAAAAGAAAAGATTTCTGAGGAAAAAAGCCAAATACAAAAGAAAAGAATCCTACTACAGGATTCCCTTAATATAATACTTGGGGTATTTAAAGAACATTCAGATTTAGAGGTAAGAGCAATTAGGGATTTTGAAACTTCTGAAATATCATGTTTTGTTGATGCATATTCACCAGAAGATCCATACGAAAGTATAAAGAACGCATTAGAAAAATCTGAAATCCACTGTCAGTCGGTTATGCTAGGAGAATATAAGTGTTTATTTATATTGGATTTAGAAAATAGACTAATAGCATCGGGTAATCTGCATAATATGATTTCGCTAGAGATTTTTTCAAAGAGACTTAGAACCTTTAAGATTAAAATATCACACTGCGATCCTAAATTTGAATATTCAGTCTTTGAGAAGAATTACCATGAAATAAAATACTGGTACTATGAAAACTCGGTTATAAATGTGGAATCGATAAAGCTTAAAGATTTTAATAGGGATACGAAAAAAATTAGTATATCTAGTGGAGAATCCGACAATGACATCACAATAACCTTTAATGAAATAGGTGAACCCGATAACTTTAATTTATTTCCAAAAAAGAGGAGGAAAAACAAAAAGTAGATCTATAATAATTAAAATATACAATCAATGAGTAAATTTAAGAAAAAAGCAGTCCCTATGGGTAAAATAAAACCCATTACTGCATCAATGCCCAAACCTTTATCTAACAAGCAAGAGATATCTTTATGCTTGGTTATGATAGTAAAAGACGAGGAGGATACAATAGCAAAATGTCTAAAAGCTGTTGCACCCTATATTTCGTATTGGGTTATAGTTGATACCGGATCTAAGGATAATACTTTGAATGTCATCAGGGAAACAACAGCAGAACTTAATATTGAGGGCGAGCTCCACGAAAGACCTTGGGTTAACTTTGAGGTTAATAGAACAGAGAGTTTAGAACTAGCAAAGGGAAGATGCGATTACAGATGGATAATAGATGCGGATGATACATTCTATCCTGAAGTTCCCGGAACTAATCCATTTGTAGGATTAACAAATGAGCCTGACGGATATCAGATTTTATATAAACTGAACACATTACAATACCATAGGGTACAGATTGTAAAATCAGATCAGGACTGGGTTTATAAAGGGGTACTCCATGAATACCTACATTTGGACAAGCCCGAGATTTCACAGGGTATAATTCCAATGTCTTATGTTATTGCTGATATCTCACCATTAAAAAGAGCTAATTCATTGCAGGAAAAATATGCTAATGATGCTATTATATTA